CATCTTTCAGATAAATAACAACAGGAACAGAACCACGAAAGAACTTGTGGAACTGTCCTGTTATCTCTACTGTTGATGGTTCGCCTACAATAGATAGTGTAGGGACTTCTACATCTACTGTATCAATGTTTGACTTACTACTCGAAATGTGAAAGTCTGCACCATCAGTGTCGAACTTGTACTTTGCATTGTTAATTACATCACAAGTCTTGATTGCGTCTGTTAGTATCTTTGACCCTGTTGTTATCACTGTCTCAAAAGTCACACGACTAAAGACAGGATTCTCAGGTGTAATTGTGTAGTTCTGTATTCTAGCAATCATAGATGCATTAGGGTGATTCACAACTAATGGCATCGTGGCTGTCTTTCCACCATCTAAGTCCTTTAGAGTAATGTAGTCTGTTACTGCAAGCAATACCGAATCTCCGGTGAATGTCTTTAGATACTTCATCATCTTATCTATCTCAACAACCATCAAGTTGTTTGTGTCTCTTCCTATGTTTCTAATAACAGGAACAGACACACGACAGATTGTTTGGTTGTCGGCATTGTATAGATTGAGTAGGTTGTCTTGTATCATCTCCAACATAGCATAGTCAGTCAACTGACTGTTCTTTGCTGATTCTCCGTTGTGATACTTTCCTTTCATCCATACATCTTCTAATGCGTTTGTTAGTGTTTTGTTGTCTATTTGTATTTCCATAATTATTCCTCCATCAAATTGCAGAAGGGACAGGGGGTTTCCCCCCTATCCACATCTACGTTACGTTCAGAGTTCCCCTGCTTTTATCTCAGGGAAACCTGTCCAGTCTACTTTACCATCTTCGATAGTTAAGACCTTCATCCTCTTGCCAATCATCTCAGGTTTTCTAGCACTTGCTTCTACCATAGCGGTAAAGGTTGCACCGTTCTTCCTGATATCTCTTGACATTCTGACTGTTGCGGTAAAGATATCCTCTGTTGTCGAGTGCCAGTTGGCCTCAACACCAACAGGATTAGGATTACCTGCATACTTGTCCTTAGAGTGAGCAATCACAATTCTGTGACATGGCATCTCTAGTATCTGCTTGTGCAAGAAGTTCTTGTAAGGAGTATTCCTATCTCCCCAAACATACGGTGGCTGCTTGATTACTGTATCAGCATCCATACCATGCTTCTCACGCATCTTGGTCTCGCATACATCTGTCAGGAGTTTGTCTGCTCCATCTACGATGACTGCTTTCAACTTACCATCTGCAAGATACTCTTTTGCCATCTCATAGAATGCTCTAGCGTTGTTCATCGTTTCATCGAAGTCCACTAGGCTACCATCCTTTCTTACGATTGGATTGTAGACAATCAGATTCTCGTTGTTGTTGTAATGATTACGCTTCACATCTATTGCTCTGTTGTCGAAATCAAACACTAGAACATGCATTCCATTCTTTATGTCTTCATCAGTCAGAATATCCATTGCTGTTGCTGACTTAGCGGATTTAGGTTCTCCCCAAATACCAAGACACAGGAATGACTTATTGTTCTCCTGTGATTCCTTAATCTGCTTGAGCATTGCTTCTTTTCGGAGAGCATACTGCCCCTTTGCAGACTCGTTCGTTGTTACTGCTCTTGTTTTCTTTGCTTCACCTGTTGTTGTCCAACTCATGTTTATCACCATTTCTATATTCATTTGGGTCGAATGTAGTCCCATAATAGGCTTCTAATAGCCTGTTCAATTCTGAAAGAGATACTTTGATTCTTACATCTTTTGATTCAAAGTGAAACTTTGTCCAATAGTCTCCCGTTTCAGGATTGTACTTCCAAGTTAGGAAGTCCACGTTGTCCATGTGGAATGCGAAACTCCTACCATGAACAACGAGACCTCCATTGGAATCAGCACTCATACTGTATTCCATTTACGTCACCTCCTACTCGAAGAACCAGTCCTCTGACTCATCAACAAAGTCCACTTCTTCTGCACTGCCGCCTCTGCTGCTAATTACATGAAGTCCAGCAACATTGATGCTAACAGGTCGGATGTTACCCTCTTGGTCAACACCCTGAGATGTTCGACCAACTACAAGAACCTGTGAACCAATGCCGAAGTCAATTGGTATGTTCTCAGGAATCCAGCAAGTAGTGCCACTCCAACCATCGTTATCGAAGTCGAAGTCAGTGTTTAGGTCATCAAGATTCAATATCCTGTTACCGTTTGCTGTGGGTGTTACGTTGATACTGTTGACAGTTCCATCAGTAAACACAAACCTATCATCCCAATTGGCCTTGTTATTTGCAGTCTGATGATACTTGTCCAAAGCAATCAATGGACTGTAATTACCACCACAGTATTCCATCATAGCATCAGACATTACTATCTGAGATACATCTCTCTTCATTTCAGAGTCATCTGCTAAGTCAGCATTGTAGACCAATGACTCAACAGTTTGGTTTGCCCCACCATGAATCAAGTCTTCCCTGTTTGAGTTTGGTATCACATCGAAGTGAATAAACTCAAAGGTCTTTGGTTGGAAGTTAACACAAGCCTCCTTCTTGTAAGAGAAGAAATACTTACCCATCTTACCATCGACTTCTCCTACGAACACACCCTTTCTCTGATACTCAGATGCAGGTTGTGGCTTGCCGTAGTTCTTGTTCCAATCACCCTGTCGTGTATCTAGCGGTACAATGAATCTACCACTGTCAACTTCTACATTGTTCTCAGGCAACTTCTTCATGTGCTTGACGATTTCTTCACCATCTCGCATCATTCTTGCTTCGTAGCCATCACCATCTTCTGTGAAGATAGCAACTCTTCCAAGAGAGTATGTCATGTCACTGTCACGCATATACTCGTTAGTTAGTCTGTCACGACTTCGTGCAGACATGTCGATAGCATCATTCAGTGCTACAAAGAAACCGAAGGCTTTCTTGTATAGACCGTCAGATTGTTGTCCTGTTGGTTGCGTCTGTTGTCTCTTCATTACATTTCGAGAATTGCTAAAGAACTGTCTCCAAAGACTACGAGCCAGTAAAGGCTCTTTATCTGCGTCAACGTTGTTCTTGGAACAGATTTCCTCAAACCTCGCTTTCGCATCGTCTAGGGACATCCCTAGCAGTTCTGCTGCTTTTTCTATTTCATTCATTATTTCATCATTCATTTTTATTTTCCTCCTTTGTTTTCATTTTCTTTCTTTCGTGTTTTATTTCCACTAGTCCTTCTGTCAGCATGACCATGCCACACAATATCCAAAAGAAGTTGGAATCTACGCTGATGTAACCTAACGTGTTTAGTATAGGCAGCACAATCAGCAATGCACCGCCTAACGCTATTATCTCATAGCGAAGTAGTAGATGTTTAACATCTTCAATATCCACTACACCGTCTTTGTTCAAATCCATTTTCATATTCATACCTCATTCTAAAATCTCCTTCTTGGTGAATCTAACCACTTGATTATTTGTCTCAAAATCACAATCCCCACCAATAACTCAATCATTACATCAACTGACCTATCATCCAAGACGCAAGTAACTTTGGAGTCATATTACTACTCCGCCACTGTGCCTCTCCGACAACCCTCAACATTTTGAACTTCTTGGCGGATTGCATGTCAGTTTTGATGATTACATCGTGTAAATTAACACATATAGTATCCATGTCCACTGAATTATACAACAAGTCATGCACCTTACCTAAACTATCTTCATATCTATTATCATCAATCATTTGCATTATTTCGGTATATGGCTCTAAGTTCTTGTCAATCTGATTCAGAAGTGAGGACTTACCGTAGATAGCAGCCTGAAGTTCAGTAAGCCCTCTTCTCATGTCTCCATGTAGTGAGTCTATGAAGGTTTCCAACTCATCACTATCTATGTGTGTAACTTCCTCATTTTCCAATATCTTCGTCATTAGAATATGCATTGTCTGTGGTTTCAATCTATGGAATCCATAGTTAGCACACCTTGATTGTAGGGGATGTATGATTCTATGTCTATCATTACATGTGATAATGAATCTACAATTTTCTGCATACCTCTCCATGATTCTCTTCAATGCATTCTGAGCATCTTTAGTCATACCATCCATCTCATCAAGAAGTATAATCTTGAAGGGAGCATCGCCAATTCTCTTTGTTGATGCTATATCCTTGATTTGGTTTCTGACTGTCTCTAGTCTTCTGTCATCTGATGCATTGATTTCAAAGAAGTTATTGTCTACATCTTCTTGTAGAATATCATTCGCTAGTGCAATACCAGCCGCAGTTTTACCTACACCTGCTACTCCATACAATAGAAGGTTAGGCATCTGCTCTTTGTTTTGTATCCATCCTTCTGCATCTATTGTGAAGTTGTATTGTCCAACTACATCAGCAATTCTTTTCGGTCTATATTTCTCTGTCCATAACATTTTCATTCCTCATTTCCATAATATCTATTCCATCCATCAAATACATCGGCTGCTGGAATCCAGCCAAGGCATATCTTACATCTTCCAAAGTAAAAATCCATCAATCTCCAATCGTCCTTGTTGCATTTACACTTAGCATTCTTCAATCTAACCACCTCGAAAGACCAACAGTAGCAACTACTGGTGTTCTCTTTGTTCTCCTCTTTTTCTCTCCTAAGCCTAGAGTTCTACATTCGGAAGAAGAAAGCACTCCTTTACAATGTTCTCTAAAATCAGGGTTTTTTAGTAAGTCTCTGAAAACATAAACATCAGAATGCCGCATTTTTAACTTCCGTAGAATTTTCGGTATTGTAGAATATGCTTTTCTTTGTGGAGGTGTCATCTTTCTCTGCATTCTCCCATCATGAGAATAAGCGAGTAACTCGTAGAAGTAGTCACTACTCCACCTTCTTTTCACCTTCGCATCGACAAACATCAACTTGTTAGGATGAATGTTTGGTGCTAACCAAGATATGAACTGTGTATCTGCTGGTTTGCTAATCTTCAAAGTCTCCATAATGATATCTCGATTTGGGTTTCTTAGATAGTCACCAACTAAAGTGAAGATATCTACATCGAAATTGTGAGGGTCATCAGAGCGAGGTGCTACTTCCTTTATCTCATCAATCTCTAATTTCTTACCACGCTTCAACTTACATAGATTGAAGAGTTTCTTAGGAACATCCTTTTGATTGATGGATGTTAGAACGACTTGACCTTTGTACTCTAAGATAGTCTTTCTAATTAAGTCAACATTTGGTTTGTAGTTGCACTCTCTAATGATAATACCTACATCAGCAGGTATGCTGTAATTGTCTTCGATGTCAAACTCATTAGCATACTGTATGATTGGATTGTCAGATACAAGTTTCATTGCCTTTTGCATCTTGTCTGTTCCATCTTTGCCAACTATTATTACTGTTCTATTCTGATTCTTCATGTTTAATAGGCTCATTGATAACCCTCACTTCCATTATTTCTTCGTAGGCTTTACCACAAGCCCCGCAGTCAACTAAAATGACATACCACTTTAGTTCATTTTCTTCTTTCACTCCTGCCTCATAAGCAAATGAGTGACTACCACATTCTCTACAACCTTCCTTTACTCGTTGCATGACATGGTGATTTACAATTTCGTCATCCGTTGTGTGTTCAGGCTTATCCATCTGAACCTTCAACATACAAACAGAACACAGAGAAGCCTCTGTTTCTCTCAAGTTACATCTTGGACAGAGCATTAGAGAAGCCCCTTCATTTTGAGTATCTTATCCAAACCCTCTGCTTTCAGATGTTCTTTCTCTGTTATCATTTTCAGGGTTGTATTGAATGTGTCCCAATCATTGTTTGTGATTAGTTTGTTATCCATCATCTCCACTAACCTAGTTAGATTCTCTAAACCACTAATCACTAGGATAGGCTTAGGTCTTCCACTATGTTCTTTGTCTTTGTAATTAGACTCGATTTCATGTTGTAGTAGTGAACGATTGATACCCCAAAGGAATGTTCCTTCACCTCGTATGCAAACTCTTAGTCTGACACGATAGCCTAACTTTGACTTACTACTGTTGACTATGTTTACTTCAGGGTTGCCTATTGAGATAAGAATCCCATTCAACACATCCCTGCCGTACATAACCATGCGATATTACAGGAGTCAATATATGTTGCTACACAACTCTTCTATTTCTTCAATAGTATTACAGTCAGTAGGATACTTGTCATCCCTGATTCTGAGTATTCTAGGGAATCTCATTCCATAAGTGCCATCTTGGTTCTTAGTAAGGAAATCACAAGTAACCTCAAGCACTACTCTAGGTAGAAAGTAGTATGTTCCTCCATTGAAACTATCAACGATTCGCTTCAATTGAGTATCTAGTGAATACATCTCTTCCTCTGATATACCACTACCAACCTTTCCGATGTCCACATAATCCGTACCGTCTCTAACGCTGACACCGTATGTGCCTATCACACCTGCTCTCTTCCCCTTTCCATACTCACCTGATGTTATGACAACATCAAGTTCTACTCTTGGTGGTTTATGTTTCAAAAGAGAAACAGTTCTCTTTGATTGATATGGAGCATTCAAGTCCTTTATCATGATTCCTTCAAACCCACCATTGATTGCTACGTTATAGGCTGCATCCACATTGCCATGTCTGAATGTTTGTGTAACAAACTCTGATGGTACAATAGTTTCTAGATACTCTAATCTATCACCGTATGAATCATTGAGAATCGATTGACCTTGATACAGTAGGCAGTCAAACACAACTAACTGAACAGGGCATTTTGATATCGCCTGTTGTTTGTCCTTTGAATGGACTCTTGTTGCTAGAGTTTGATGTGGTGCAGGACTGCCATCTTGCTTTACAGGATAAATCTCAGTATCCAAGATGAAGTCATCTGCTTCCCAACTTTCAACTATCGCTACAATATCAGCATATTGTTCTGTCACTATCTTTCCTTTACGGTTGAAGATAATCACACTGTTTTCTTTACTATGTATCTGATATCTATTACCATCATACTTGATGTCCATGATAAACTGGTCAGGTAATTTACCTAAGTATTTCTTAGCCAACATTGGTTTTACGAAATTACCATGCACTAATTCAGGTGGCTCTAGGTCATTCTCTAGATAGTGAACTAGACTAGTTAGAGAATGTCCAACTGAATATTGTTTGATGTTCTTTTGATAGTGGTCAGACATAGCCTTCTCGACTGTGCTTTTGTTAACTCCATTTCTTGGTTTCCTCAACCAATATCGTATGAACCATTTAACTTCCAATGCAGACATTCTTCCTATTGCATCTCTGATAGACGTGTAACTAGTGCCATTACTCATAGAGGAACAGTCCAGTTCTAGAAGTCTAACCATATCAGTCAAAGAGAATGTTGAATCAGGGCGATTGGCACTAAGGAACTCTTTCATTCCTTCACCTAAATCCATCCAACTATGAGCAGAGTCTTCTATCTCATCCTCAAACACATCGAAGATATTAGCCAACCATTTGATGGCCTTCTTCTCACCTATGTTATTCATCTCATACTCAAGTGAAAGTATCTTGATTGCTGCCCTTCTATCCTCAAAGTGAGGTAAAGTGGCACAAATCATGTGTCTTTTTTCTGATGGTGTTCTGTTTTCTAAGGATTCACACATCCTGCTGAATCGTATCATTGTCATTTTTATTCCTCTCAATTATCTTATTCAATGCCTTAGCGACATCTTTCATTTCTTCTATGTTCATTCTAACGCCTTTCTTTGTTGGTGTTCCGTTAGCATACCAACGAATGTCAACAATGTCAACATTCCAATAGTTACCTGTTCTTACTGTTAGTTCTTCATTCCCATTTCTTGGGACTCTTACTATTATTTTTTCATCCTTCAAGCCAACCACTCCTAAACTGTTGCAGATTCTTCCACGACTTAAAGTATCGGGGAGATTCTTGCTCATCTACTCGATGTGCTACCCACACAACACCACCTAGACTACTAATCTTAACCAACTCATATGTTCTTCCTTCAACTTCAAACATGTCTTCTGTTTGAACATCAGGAACTAAACCAAACTTCTGCGTTAGTTCATTAGCAATTTCATCCATATGTTCAGCAATGTACTGAACAATTAGGTGGCGTTGTATGGGTACTTTTGCGTCTACTGTGACCTTTATCTTCCCTGACATTTCACAAACCTTACATTTATTGCCTTCGCAAATCGGACAAGGTATCTCCGCAGGAAGCGGAGCAGGAAAGCGTATTGTCACAGCCTTCTTCATTCTCTGCCATCCCACACTCTGTAAACTACTTCATACTCAACTGTTACATCAAACGGGAAGGCAGCAAAGTGCAATGTTGCATTACCAAACTCAGGAGCAAAACCTTCTGACCAATACTGATTGCCTTGAACTAGATATCCTTTCCAGTTTAACCAAGAGTAGTTGTTGAATTTAACAGAGTTGTTCACCACTTCAAAGGACAGATGTGTAATGTTGTATGTGAACGATTGTAACTCAATTGCACCATATGTAGTATTCACATCAATCCAAATAGTGGGTGCATGAACAAGACTTGTGTTATTGTCCATGACAATAGTGAACTCACCCGTTAGAGTTACCCAATCTGCTTGTGGTGTTTGTCCTTCAAACTCCTCTTCGGGAGGGTCAGGAAGTGCTTCTGTGCATCCTGAAAGGAACACTGCTGTTATCATTAGAACTGTTAGTTGTCTGATACTGGTCATCTTCATCATACTCTCGCACTCACAGGAAGGATAAATATGTTGCTCCATCTTCATTCAAAGATAAAACCGAACTCTTCTAGAGTTGTTTGTCTTTCTCCAAATGTAAATCCGAACTCGCTTAACTTAGTTTGCCTCATCTTCATCCCTCAATCTCATTGCTTCTTTGTATTGTTCTCTGATGATAGCCATACGCTCATCATCGTGTTGTGTGTCTCTCGGTTGAGTAGTTAGTAGTTTAATGATTTCATCTAACTTTCTTTCTACTGCTCTTTCGTGTCTGTTGAATCTCTTCATTCTTTCACCACCGATTTAGGGAAGAATACATCCTCCCACACTGTCATCTGTGATTCTGTCATCTTAGTAGTGAAGATAGTCCCACTTCGTAGGTGTATCTCTACTTGGTAGGTGTTCTTCTTCAACATACCTTCCTCTACTTCAACGACTGAATAGGCAGAGACCTCTGCCATATTCAATGTCGTCATTCCTGATTCTGTGTTTAATTTGTAAAATCTTTCTTTCATTCGTTATCCTCCTGTTGCCTTAATCTTTCTAGACTCATTTGTGTCCATGCTGTTGTTAGTTCTCCATCCTTCGTGAAAATCAAATTGCTTTCAGGTCCACCGTTGTTTATTCTCCTGTTTGTTCTTTGCGCACTTGAGTCATCAATACAATCTAAACAATATGGTTTGTTAGCAAGTCTCCTTCTATTAGGAGCGTGACAACATGCTGAACGGTGATGCTCATGTGGTGTTCCCTTCTTACCCTTCTTGACATAGTTATCACTCCAAAGCACCCATTCGTTAGGCTGAATCTTCCATTTACCCCAATACTCATAGTGGGTGTGTTCTTCTTGCAGAAGGTAAAGAGAACCATCAACATGTCTCTTAACAAAGAACTGTGTGAACTGGCCTTCGTCTTCACCCATTTTTATCTTCACAATAGTTCCTTCTACTGACTCCCGAACCTTCTTGTTCTCAAATCTCTGTTCAGCAGAGACAGGAATGTGAACAACTTCTGTCTTGCCACCTGCTCTTATCTCATGACGAATAGGTGTTTCAGTTTTCTTCTTCCTATTAATTCTAAGGTGTTTGTTATTCAGATTCACTGGCTCAATTGATATTTCCTCGTTTATACCAACACCACTCATGACATCATACTGTTGATGTTCTCCAAGTAAGAACACCTTCTCGATGTCATTACAATCTATGAGTTTGTTTTCACCTTCCTTCATTTCAAATGCCCAATACTTCATTCCTCTTCCTCCGTATCAATCATGTCTAAAAATTCAGATGTTGCATACCCGAACTTCAATTCCATTCCAAAACCATACTCATGCATTACTTGCATCAACATAAGCATTCTATCTTCTATGTGTGGTGGTGGGTCACATGGTTCACCATCAACATCATACTGAATTGCTAGTGTCCAATATTTCTTACTCATTCATTCCACCACTCTTCTGCTAGTTTTCTTGAAGGATGATTTGGAGGAGTTCTCTTTTCGATGGTTTTAATCATCTTCTGAACCCTCTCTTTTGCACTTTCTTCAATAGATTCACCCGCTAATAACTTCTTTAACAAAAGACCGAGTATTAGAACCTCATACTCTTGATTAACACAAATCCGATAAAACTCATCAGCCATATCTGCGATTCTCAATGTTAGTGGCTCTGTCATTCTTCTTCACCTTCCAATGCATCTTCTGCTGCCTTTACCCACTCAGGTTTCTCAACAGGCTCTTGTTGGTATATTCCATAGTGGACTTTCTTTGCAATCTCAGTATTACAATCATAGGAGATGAACTGGTTATCTCCAAGAACTGTTGCGCTCTCCATCATTCCTTTCCACGAATGGATTGTTCTCCAATCTGTTCCACTAAAGAATGCTCTACCGAATGGATGTGTGTGTATCCAACATTTCAATGGTATCTTCATACCACCTAGTTGTTCCTCTTGGTCTTTGAAACTAACAAAGCCAAATGTTCCCACACTCATATACAAGTCATCTTTTGCATCTACTATCACCTGAACTTCTCTAGGTGAGTCAAACGCTTCTAGTGACTTATTCCAAATCACTGTGAAGAATGCCTCGGTCTGAGGGTCAGGAAATGGATACTTGAACTCTATTGCATTGAATACAGTTCTGATATCCTCTTGCCAATTCTCATCCTTTATTTCTAGTCCTTCTATTCCTTTATTTTCATATTCTGTTTCATCTGTTTTCATTTATATTCCTCCCATTTGTTCTACTCTCATATCTTGAGCATTTTCAAATTCATGATATGCTCGGTGTCCTGCTATGAAGCCACCAGCATGTCTCTTTGTTCCTAAGAACTCTTCACCACAAGCAGGACATGCAACCTTCACAATCTGTGCTTGTCTGTAATATCCATCTGTTGCAATGACTGTGATGTAGTTCCCAATATCCTCTTCTGATAAATCCTCTATATCAGAATCATCTTCTGCTTTCACTTTCTTTCTCTCTTCTTCGCTCATGCTTTCACCTTCATGTAATGTCGAAGTGATTTGATTGGTCTCGGTGGAGACAATCGAGGTTCTTCGACTACAACCTCTTTCTTGTTAGTTTCTTCCCAAGCCTTTTCCCATTTCTCAGTTAAACTGACCTTTGGTTGTGTAGGTTGCTTTACTCTTAGAACATTCCTTCTGTATTGTTCTTTCCACATCACTTGGATGCAGTCATCACATAACCTACCATCTTTTGCTGCTTTCTCACTAGGCTCTTTGTAGGCAGCACCACAGAGAGTCTTGTCTAAGATTCGGAAGTGAATCATTCTGCCTTCTCCTTGTAGGCAGGATGTGTGTTAGGCAACCTGTGTAGTCTCCTGACTATCATGTTGTTGACCAAGTTAGATACTGTGTCAGCACCATCCTTGAATCTCTTCTCTGCTACTTTGTCTCCCGAAGGACACATTCTCTCTTCTAACTCTGTTAAGTCTATTTTATCCATTATGTATTTCAATACTTCATATTCAACATGTATCTTTGAACTTGCTCTCATTTCATCACCACCCATCTACAACAGTCATCTGTCTTTATCCTCAATTCTGTTATTTCTTGTCCACAATTATCACATTTCATAGATGTTCACCTCTAAATCTTGCAGGTAATACCTTCGTGTAGTTGCATTCATCACAGCAAACTCCACCTTTGGACAATACATGTCCAATGCCTTCACTTCCGACTCCTTCAAATGTCCTGTTACATAATTCACAAGTGTATTTTCTTTTCATTCTTTACTCCCCCTACATTTTACGCATGATAGATTCTGTTTACATCTACCACATATCACAGTTGCTTGCTCTAAGGGAAGAGAAGAACCCGCACTGTTCACTGTTCCTAGATAAGTCTCTAATGGAAAGGAACATCCACATTTCTTGCAATCGCAAGTCATATGATAATCTCCAAAACAAATGCAATGTTGATTATCACTGATACAACTAACATGGCGACAACCTTAGCGTATCTCTCTTGTGTTTTTACAAGAGATTCATACAATTGATGGTTAACTTCAATGTTCATTAGCGTATCTCTCTTGTTCATACATTCAACACCATCTTGTCAATAACATCATCCTTGTTGTTGAACCATCGTTGAATCCACTGTGCTGCTACTCCTGCGATTGCGATATTCATACAATTGATATCTTTCGCACTTCCATCCCAATCAGTTGCCTGACATGAGAAAGAACCCTCTTGACCTGCAAGAAATGCATCCATGAGATTAGGGTCAATCTTGTATGATATCAATGCAGCATTACGACCTTGCGCTCTCAAGTCTAACCACTTGAGTTTAGCATCATCACCAAATCCCTGCTGATATAACAAACGCCTAACAGCGAGGTTGTCAGCACAACATACAACTAGATGGTAGCCTGTCAATTGTTTTGCAGTCAGCACCTTGTAAGGCTCATCATGTACCTTACCACGAAATGATGTGTCGTATATCTTCTCAGCCATTGTAGTTGCTTTGTTCTCTCCAATGTCTCTGACATTGAAGTTTTGATATCCGATGTTCTTTCTTTCAACACCATCATCATCCCACAATGTTATTCTATATCCTAGTCTTTGGAGGAACTCTGTTAGAAAACTACCGATTCCTCCTGCTCCAATTATCATTATTCTTCTATTCATCATTTTTATCACCTATATCTATTACTCTGTTGTCTATTTCTTGTTGTTGATAATGATGCCAAGCCTCAATTATCTCATGTGTTATTCCATCCATTGTCGCTCCAACAACGGAGATTGCGTCTTCTAGCACAGTCCTCCTGACAACATTCTTCAACTGTGGTAGATTCTCATACTCTTCAATGAACTTACTGAAATGGTATTGCATTTTCTTTAGTGTTTCAATCAAATCTTCCATCTTAATACGCTCCGCTTGTTAAGTCTGATATTGACAGACTGTATATGTCCTCTTTACTGAGAGAAAGGATGTTCTGTATCTCTCGTACTTGTTCTCTTAGTCCCATCTCTGATGTTGTTCTATCAGATGCGATAACTAACTCACCCTGAGTGATTGAATACTTCCGTTGCATTCTTCCTGTTAACCAAAGAACAGCAACTATTTTGTTTGGAGAGAATCGCATTTGATGCTTCTCAAACAATATATCGAAGAAGCCTATCATTCTCAAGGCATCCATTCTATAACCAGTAGGTTCATCCTCTAATTTATCGATGATGCCTATTGCTACTCTTGAAGCATCGTGAGAGGAAAACACATGTGCCTTCCTGAAATGCTTCGCAATTCTTTTTGCCCACCTAGAGATGTATTTTCTCTCAACCCTAGAGTATTTGCTATGTGTTCTAATGTTAACAGATATGTTACTCTCCTTCAATATGAAGAAGGTGAGGGATGCCGCCCTTTGTTCTACTGTGCAGCCTCTTAGTACATGGTCAGCGTTAAGAGATTTCAGATATTCCTCAACTTTATTTTTGATTGTGTAGGTAACTGAATAATTCGATAGAATCATCTTCGACAACACTATTGTTCTCCTATCTACATCCGAGAGCGTAGATGCTCTGCCATGTTCTCTTCTCATTCTAAACATCTGATTACTAGGAAGGTTGGATTTAGTTTCCATAATGTAAGAACCTAATTGTGATGTTGGCTCATGTGTTTTCTCCCCATCTCTAACTATTACAGTAGTCTCTTCAAAGGGTCTCACAACATTGACCAAACCACAGTCAACACATATGTTCTCACCAAGTAAATCATCGAAGAACTGTTCTTCGCATCCACATTCAGGACACTTCATTCTCAGTTCCATCTTAATTCCTCCGTAAATCTCGCTTTCTCTATTACTTTGCGGTTTATCCTACTTTTCGTTGCTGTTTTCTCAATGTCTCTAAGTGTGCTGACTATTTTGGCAGCAGTCCTATCATTCTTCAACAACATTGCTCTTGTTGCAACTTGGTCTCCCATCACATTCTTACTATTGATATCGTCAATACAGAATGGTTTACCTGCTCTGATATCTCCCTCTTCAGGAATTTGTATTAGACGAACCTTACATCTCTGTGAACCACTTGAGTCATTAGGGTAAACTATCCAATCTGATATGTCACCCGTAACATGCATAGCAAAGTGGTGATTTCTCGACCTATCATCAATACCCAAGTTGGAAAATGGTGCTTTTCTCATGTCAACTAGAGTAAACTCATCATAGTTTCTATCCATGTTTTGAAGTAACTCGAAAGCCCTCTCTTCAACAATCACACTTGTTCGATTTTGTAGAAGCCAAGACCTCATCAACTGCTCTTGTGCTTCAGTTGCATGTGTCTCAAACATATTGTACCATAGATTGGATGGGCTGATGTCTGCCCATTTCCTAGATACCTTTGATTGATTTTTGTATGCGTTGATGAAAGTGTTTGCTTCTTTCACAGAAAGAGAACCCCAAATGTTCTCTGAAATCTCAAATGCCACTTCATCTCTACCTATTAGTTCGGTATTTATTCTGACACTGTGTTCTTGAGATTCAACAAAGAACTTGTAAGGCGCACGATTCTCAACAGCATACAGAACATTACTTGGATAGATGCAATTGCGTTCTATGTATGCATCCATAGCCTCTTTACAACGGTTCTGCGCTCCAAAAGCGATGATTCTACCAATAGCAATGGCTACATCTCTCTGTTGTTGTTTGATACCATTCATGAAGAAGGTACTTCCGTCTTTCCTAATCATCAGAGAAGAATCACCGTTGTAGTAACGGAATGTTATCCATGACATCTCATTGGAACTTGAGTAAGCATCATTCGCAACAAATAGATTATACATATGCGCTGACAGACTTTGCCAATATTGGTTGTCGTGGAACTTCCTTGCTGTTTTCACAGAAGATTGTGCCTTGTATACAAATTCACCGTATCTGTTTAGTTCATAGGCTCTTGCCTTATTCTTTATCACCTGTCTATTTGTCTTAAGTAGAAATGAACTAGTTACTGCAATAGCATAATCACTTCTGACTCTCGGCAAGTATATTTTCATCTTCATTTTTATCACCATTTCTTTCTAAATATAGACTGTATCTATACAGTCTTTCTACATCGTCATACGATTCTAGAGTTGAGTAACCCAATCGTATGTAATATTTGATTTGTTTAAGGAGAGAGGGAGTTCTACGACTCCCAACTCTCACTTCATTAAACATTCTTCGTAGAGTTTGTTTCGCACCATTGTTAATCATAGAGTCTATTACAATACCCTCTATACTCAACAACTGCGCTTTCTTCATATTTCACAAACTCCGCCAGCACAAGCAAGTTCACCTTGTAGGTCAGTATTGTCCTGCACTTCCTTGACATCCTTCAAGTCTATCTCTGTTAGAAGTGACAGCATTGTTTCATACTGCTTCTTGGTTATTGGTTCATGTGGTGCTTGCTTGTAGACACCACCATCGAATGGTAGAACAGATAGTCCATTGTAGAAGTCTCTGTTCTTCCACATCCAGTTTCTCACATCATCCCACTCATCCTCACGGATGTTGACAGTTGCAGAAACATTGTGTGTATTGACACCCCTGTTGTGTCCTGTTACAACCCAATCAACTGATACTCTCTTCACTCTCTCCAACATCTCCAATGCCGACTCATCTCTTGTTATAGATGTGCCAGCAGGAGTCTTCTGTGGTATTGAGATAATAGCCTGATTAGGATTGTGATAGTCATTCTCCACTAAATCAGGGAATTTCGTTATCAAGTAATCATAGATTGCTTCTGTCTTCAGAACTCTGATTCTCCTGATGTAATACTGAGACCACCAAGCGTGTATGCCTGATGATGTTCCCATTACTAGACTAGTAGTTCCAGCAGGTTTGACACAAGTGATTCTTGCTGCTGTGTTGATATTCAATGCACTAGCAAAAAACTCATTTGTGTTTCTTGCTTTGTTAGCAGCCTTCTCCATATCCAAATCAAGAACTCTTCCGCTTGCAATACCAGTCATAGACACTCCAAGAAGGGCATCTTTCTCAGAAGTCTTCTGCCAAACTTCCCTGAGATAGTGGAAGTCTGTGTAGGATGCTTGTAGTGTTCCCAAGAAGGTAGCGTGTTCTACTCTCTTCTCAAGTTCAGACTGACTGGCTACATCTGATACGTTCACTTCGGTCAGGTTACAAAATTGATAGGGTCTAAGAGCAATCTCGCAGCAGGGATTCGTTCCCCAATCTTTGTCATTCGTGAAGTAAAAACCCGGTTCTCCTGAACCTGAGTCTTGAACTCTCTTCCATAGATTGTTGAAGAAGTCCCTTTTGATTCTGTGACGTAGTAAAACTACTGAATTGTTTGCTCTTGCTCTCTGTGGGTTCTTCTCCCAAAAGAATCCTGACTTCGATGTTATCATGTCATCGTCATCAGCACTGAACAAACTGATTAGTGCTGCTCTACGAATACCACCTGCTAATACTGCATCTGCAATGTAGCAAACAATATCGTGTGCTTCTAGTGTTGTTAGTTTGTCTCCATTATCCTTGTTAGCGAGAATACCTTCAACCTTCACTAGACATTCTCTAAGTGGTTGAGGTCCGGGTGCTTTACCACCACTGGTCTTCAATAGACTTCCCTTTGGTCTGATATCTGAGTAATCGAATCTGACTGTTGTTGACCTCTTACCAATGTAAGACTCAAACAACACCTTGACTGCATCTGCCCATCCTTCGATAGAGTCAGCAACTAGATGTCTGTAAGTTCTTTTTGGATTAGGTAGTCTAATCTCGGGTAACTTATCCACATGATGTCTTTGAACAGAGTAGCCAACACCTGTTCCTCCTAGCAATAGAAACATTGCTTCCGAGAAGGACAGATAATGGTCAATTGGCATGTAAGCACAATTGTATACTCTATTTGGTGCGAGTTCTATCGGTTTACCTGCAAACTGCATTGACCTCATTGATGGTAGAATCTTCTTTGGTATGACATAGTTATCATAAGTTTCGTGTATCTTATCATACAATACCTGTTTCATGTCAGGAGAAATGTATTCTCTGTTCTTTATTGTGTTCAGATGCATTTGCCTGTTTCTGTTGCAAATCTCTTCCCAAGTCTCTCTTCGTTGTTCTGCTTCTATCCACTTTGCATACTTCATATGCACAGTGACATCTGATAATATCTCTTGTTGTATTTCCATTCTTTCATCTCCTTTTGAGTTTGAAGATAGGCGTTGCACCTATCCGGCAGTCAATCTACTACTGCTAAGACTATCTACGACTCAATATCCACCGACAACGGCTTCTTGCAGTCGAACTTCGTTGACGGTTTCCCAATCAACATCAGGGATGTTCTCCCTCATCACCATGTCACCGTCAACAAACACCCAATGTGTAGGGTGGTCTGTTATCTGCTCGATGACAGTGCTTACGTTCACTTCCATTTCTGTGTGTCCTGTTTCATTTGCTATATACAATTTCATTTTCATTTCCTCCTTTCGGTTTAATCACCATTCAACTCTCGGATTCTCCCTGAGAGAATGGCGATTGTCTTTTCATATTCTTTGCAAAGAGCAATGTGGTTGTTTGCCACAATCACTACTTGTTGCAGTTGATTCTCAAGTGCTTGGACTTTCTGCTCTAACGCAGTAGTCATCTCACTGTCATCAACTTCTTCTTTTTTCGTTTTCTTTTTTGTCATATTTTTTCCTCCTTTAGTTCATCTATCAACTTAGATACTTGACCTTTTGATAACTCTTCGATATCCCCTTCATATCCCAATGACCGCAGGTAATTCACCTGACGTTCAGTTGGCTTATCATTGTAGCGATTTAAGATTGTTTTAATCTTCTCAAATTGCTTAGGAGATAATGGCCTTCTGTTCAAGACTCTAGTTTCCATATCGGTCAAAAATCTCTTTTCCCAACTGTTTATTCCCATTTCAGGATTGAACACTGGAATGTCAAAATACTTGCAGGACTCTTGGAACTCAGCCTCTTTCTTCTCACGAAGGACACTGTTTCTGATAGCAATCTGCTTGCGGTATTCTTCGTTCTTCAATCTCTGAGATTCGATTGCCTCATCCTCTTCTGCAATTGTTGCCTTGTGTCTATCAATCAACATGTGAAAGATATCCAAGTCAGTCAACAGTTTGTCATTAGGATAGCCCTTCGTGTTTATCTGAGCCTTCGGGTTATCAGGATGATTCCATCTCCAAACGATGGAGGCCATCTCATAGTCATAAGAGCCGACTCTTCCTCTGCCCTTCTTACGAATCATAGTCTCAGGGATACTAACTCCTAGTGCATTATCGTAGATGTACTTACCACTTCTACGAACATTGATTCTCAAGTCGAGTTCTTTTATCTCATTAAACTTCTCTGTGAAATCCTTACCATTGTGTCTCCACCAAGCATCCTTGATGAGTGCTGATACTCTGACATCAATCCATTCCTGAATCATGTCTTCGGTAATGGCATCAGCATTCATTCCTGTTTCTTCAACAATTGCTCTTAGAATCATGTAGGAGTTGATGTGGTCTGAACCAACAC